GGGGACATCATATTCCAGGTGTCCTCGAATACGATAAAAACCATTAACAGAGTAGAGTGGTCAGGATCCGCACGATACAGCGAACATCAGCGGCACCTGACGAATGCTCTTACTGAATTTACTGGACTTGATCCCGATACCATCTCATTTGAGATGGTTCTTTCTGTATATTTGGGTGTTGATCCGATGGCGGAGCTTACCAAGCTATGGGAATATGAACGCAGCGGAAAAGCTGTTATTCTCGTTATCGGAGAAAAGGTATACGGAAAATACAGGTGGACAGTCAAAAGCCACAAGATAAAGTTTGAGACATACGACAAAAAAGGAAACTTGACTGGAGCTACTGTTGTTGTCGATTTGCTTGAATATCTGAAATCATGAGGTGGTGCTATGAGTTATGAGGTAAGCCCAAAAGAGATTAACAGATTAACGTTGAATGAAACAGATACCATTGCCTCTGTTAAGCAAAATATTGCTATACTGCTTTCGACTCGCCAACAAACGATACCGTTATATAGAGAGTTCGGGTTGCCAATGCAATTTATTGACAAACCAATGCCTGTCGCAAAAGCAATGTTAATTGCAGAGGTTATGGATGCCATTTCACAGTTCGAACCTCGTGCAAGGCTCATAAACGTCAGGTTTGAAATGGATAAAGATGCGCCTGGTAAAATAATTCCGGTTGTGGAGGTGGAAATAAACAATGAGTAGGAATCCTGAATATCAATTTGTAAGCACGGATACAAATGAATTAGTATCAAAGCTTATTTCTGCCTATGAAAAAATTACCGGTATTGTTGTCCACCCTGCAAGTCCGGAAAAATTATTTATACAATGGATAGCTAACATCATAATCCAAGAACGAGTTTTAAACAATTATACCGGTAATCAAAACCTTCCCAGTAGAGCCGAGGGAGAAAATCTTGATGCTCTTGGTGAATTGTTCTATGGCCAAAAAAGACCTCCTGCTCAAGCGGCAGTATGTACTCAGCGTTTTTATATTTCAGCAGCACAACCATCAGCGGTATTGATACCTGCAGGCACTCAGGTCACAGATGCAGGGAATACTCTCGTCTGGGAAACGACGACAGACGTATATATTGAACCCGGCAACCTTTATGCAGATGTTATGATTCAATGCTTAACTGCTGGCAAGATTGGAAATGGATATGAGCCTGGGCAAATCAATACCATAATTACTCCGTTTGAATATTATGACCACTGCGAAAACATAACAACAAGCGACGGAGGTTCGGATGCGAGCACAGATCATGAGTATTATGAACTCATGCGAAATAGTCAAGATGCTTATAGTACCGCCGGTGCAAAAGGTAGTTATATCTATTTTGCAAAACAAGTCTCAAGGGAGATAGCCGATGTGGTTGTTAATTCTCCCGAGCCAGGACATGTTAATATATATGTTTTAATGAATAATGGTGAAATTGCAGGCACAGAAATCAAGAACGCTGTATTTGCTGCATGTAATTCTGATTTTGTGCGGCCTCTTACAGACTTTGTAAGGGTAGAGGATCCGGAGATAGTAAGCTATGACATCGAATTTACCTATTACATTCCCAGTAATACATCCATGAGCTCTGCGGAGATAGAACGCTCTGTAAATGATGCTGTTGAACAGTATATAGCTTGGCAGAGTGCGAAGCTCGGTCGGGACATCAATCCATCTTATTTATCTGGCTTGCTCATGCAGACTGGCATAAAACGTATTGTATTAAATCAGCCAACCTTTACTCCGTTACGCGACGGGAGCGACAATACTGTACCTCAGGTCGCTGCTGTTGGGACCATAACAATCACGAACGGAGGTTTTGAAGATGAATAAAGACTACGGTATAACCGCCGAAAATTTACTAGAAACCTTCCCGCAAGTCCTTAAGGAAAATAAAAGCATGCTTGCGCTTGCGACTGTCATTGCAGAAGAACTTGCACAACGGCCATCTGAAATTGATAGATTGATGATTTATACTCGCATCGACACGCTTCCTGAAGAATTGCTTGATATCCTCGCTTACGATTTTAAAGTTGATTGGTGGGATTACGACTACACCTTGGAAGAAAAACGCAGAACGCTTAAGGATAGCTGGAATGTTCACAGAACGCTTGGCACTAAGGGAGCTGTTGAAAAGGCCATATCAGCAATATATCATGGTACTCAGGTCGACGAATGGTTTAACTATGGCGGAGAACCGTATCACTTTAAGCTATTGATTGATGCGACATATGAAGGAGTTGATCCAGTAAAACATCAGAGAGTTTTAGACAGAGTCGGCTACTATAAAAACCTTCGCTCACACATGGATGGCATCGAGTACATAGCTACACCATCAGGATATTGCCGTAGCTATGGCGCCATAGCATTTGCAGGCGTAGGCATCGAAATAACTGTGGAGGTGGCTGTATATGGCGTGGGATAACGCAGTTGTAACTAATAATGGAGTTGCCATGCTCCAACAGGTCCTCGCAGGAGAAGTGCTCACTCTTGATTGGGCAGCTGGAGGCACAGGGACAGTACCACCATCATCCCTCATGGCACAAACAGCACTTAAAGAGCAAAAGCAGAATTTTGCAATTACAGGAGCGGCCAATGTTCCGAACGGAAAAAAAATAAGCGTACAGATTACTAACGTTGGATTGATGGCAGGATATCTTTTACAGCAGGTAGGTATTTGGGCACATGTGGGGAATAGCCCACCGGTCCTGTTTGCAATCCTTCAGGACAATACCGGCATTGCGATTCCGTCCGGTTCCGAAGTGCCGGACTTTGCAATGAATTTCTATGCTGTCATTGATTTTAGTAATGAAAGTAACTTTAATCTCATAGTAGATCCATCTGCATTAGTAACTCTCGGCGAACTGAACGAAAAGCTTGCTAATTTAGAAACAAAAGAAGGGGCACAAGCTAAAGCTAATACTGCCGAAGCAAATGCGAAGGCATATACTGACGCACACGAGCAAAAAGCAGCTCCCCATAGCGGACATGAGACCCCCTCAGGAGCACAGACGAAGGCAAATGCAGCCGAAGCCAATGCAAAAGGTTATACAGACACTCATGCGGGTACTAAGAACACGCACGGAGTTGGATCTGGATACTATATCGCGAAAACCAGCCGTTCTGATCAACTGCCGGCATGGAATGATGTGCAGGGGAAACCGTCCAACTTCACACCGTCAGCACATAAAAGCACTCACGCCAGTAGTGGCAGTGATGCTTTGACGCCTTCAGACATTGGCGCCGAAACCCCCGCCGGCGCCCAGGCGAAGGCAGAGGCAGCAGCAGGGGCGGTGCAGGTCCAGCTTGATGCGCATGTGTCTGAAATAGCGACACAAGACAAAGCAGGACATATTCGATTAAGCGATATACCCTTGCCTACAATTGCAACACAAGCAGAAGCAGAGGCGGGAACAAATAACACAAAATTCATGACACCGCTAAGAACACATCAAGCTATAGATAGTAAAGTGCGAATAGTTGATAATAATATGTTAGAACTAAATGTCGATGGCGAACTAAAAACATTTTTACTGACATATGTAGCTTTTATAGATAATACTAATGCTCCTGGCCCCAAGTATGCAATAGCTGGTAGTTGGGATGCAGGTTTCTTTGGTGAAGTGTCAGCAAGTGAACTAATATCAGGCGATGCTCTTGCTAGCCTTGTAGGTATATCGCAAGGAATAAGTCAGCATTCCACAGCTGGCTGGCTGAAATTCGCATGGCAAGGGAAAATACTGTTTGTCGCAAAAAAGACATTTAGATATTCTATTAGCTGGGATCACATCAATAGTGCCAATGCTGTATATGGGGACAAAACCGTCAAAATAGGAGGGTTAACGTACAAGGTAAGGCTTCTGAAGGGGGCAAGCCAAGACCCAACAGGAGCACATGGCGGAGCGATTTGTCATGGCAGTGAATGGAACCGCTTAATGCTACCAATTCACCAGGAGGCCATAAACAAAAATTGGGTAGATCCGAACAGTGTGGAAAGCGATATTCCTGTTTGGTCGCACAATTTAGGGGCCGGGAATCAAGGTATGTATACAGATGAAGACATACTGACGCACTATGATTATGGCAGCGGTTCACGTTCATGGTGTCAGGAAGTCGCTGAGAAGGCCACCTTCCGGATCAGTCGGGGCTACTACGGTGTGTCGTTCTCGAATTCCAGCACGTCCTCCTCCACGGATGCCTACTACGGTTGGCGGCCTTGCCTTGAATTAGTTCCTTAACTCTAGCCTCTATTCGCTGTTTTGGACGCAGTCCCGAACGAATGTGAGGGCAAGTCTATATTAAAATAAAGGGGTGGTGATAGTATTGATATTTTACAAGAATGGGAAATGGCATATATGTACGGAAAAGGTGCATTATACACAACATGGCGAAGAAATAACGCAGTATGTAGGCAGTGAAGGTCATGATTGGTGGGTAGACTTTGAACAAAAATGGGAACATACAGAGATAATTGAGTTTATACCCGTAGAAGCAACACAAGAGCAATTAGATAGGCTCGAAGAAGTCAACCAACTAAGCATCAAAGAAGGTTTTGGATATGAATGTAGCCGTTATGTGGAATATGGCATTTTCCCGGAAGGTTTTAATCATGTGTTAAGACCTATACAAATTCTAAAAGAACAAAACGAGCAAGATGCCTATTTAGTAGACAATGACTTTAGATTATCTCTAGTTGAGCTGGGGGTGAGTATTGATGACTTATAAAGTTTGCAAAAGACTTATTCAAAACGGCAACTACGAAAAAGAGGATATGTTAATTAAACTGGATGTATTTTTACTAGCCGGGCGGCTTACCACAGATGAATACAACGAGTTGGTAAGTCTCTTAAATTCACAATAGGACTTTAATGCGTAACAAAAAACGCCGCAGAGGCGTTATTTTTGTGCCCAGGTGCCGGAATGGTGCCTGGGTAATTTTATGGAGGTGTAGGGATGGACGATGCTGTTATAAAGGTAAAGGTACAAGAACATGATGAACTTTTAAAAGAGCATGGCAGAAGATTAGATAGAATAGAGCAAGAAAGCGCGGAATATCGAAATAGAGTAATGCAAACATACAAATGCGGCCTTGTAAATACAGGGCCGCATTTTTATTTCGATTTGAGGAGGACGATATATGAGCGAAATAACAATATTATCAACAGTACTTGGCATTTTAGGCACAGTATGTGCCATAGCGTGTGGATATGCCACTTACAAAAGAAACCATCGGGTTGATAGTGAGAATGAAGGTAGAGAAAGCGGGACAATCCTGACGGAAATCGGCTACATAAAAGCTGGCGTGGATGACATCAAGCGCAAACAGGAAAAACAGGATGAAAGACACCTGGAAATCATCTCCCGTATTACAGCTGTG